CTGAGCCTAGAGGATCGGAAGCTACCCTTTCCTAGCGAGAAAGGTTGCGTCCAGGCAGCTTCTAACCAAGGAGGGGCAACGCACGTCTTGCGTAACCCCAGGTTTCGAAAGCTGAGGGGTCGTGATGACCTGATTGAACGAGCGGCTGAGTCCGTAGCTGCGCAAATGTGCGTAGGGATGGAAAAGCCGATCGTCGGGGGGTGGGCGTCAGTTAAGACGCTTCGGCCCGGGGCAATCAGGGGTCACAGGAAACTCATCCGTATGGCGGACAGGTTGAAGCACCGGTGTATGCGGGCAATCATTGAAGCAGAGGATCAGAAAGATCATGCGACATATAGGCGTGTCTTCTCGTATCGAAGCCGTAGATCAGAAAGATCACGTGACTTCTTCAAACGAAAGTACTTCGTAGCAGATGGTCGTATCAAGTCAGGTACCCAAAAGGGTCCCATTCTCGACTATACCAGCTACATGAAGTCGACAAAGGGCATAAAGCCCCACCACACGATCAGGAGTCTCATCGTCGAGCTAGTTGAGATGGGCATGGAGAAAGCTCGTCCTTTTTACAGGGCGAAACATTCATATGACCGTCAACCAGATCTCAGAGAGAGCTTCCATTACGCGATGATTGATGCAACAGCGGACGTCCGCGTGCTACCAATTGCAACTCCCCAAGGGAAAGTGCGCATGGCAACAACACATGATAGCTCCATGGTCTGGGTTACTCGTTGCCTCACCTCTGTGCTCATGCCCGTTTTAAAGCGGGTTGGGTTCACGAAGGCAATGCTAAAGAACAAGACCGTAAAGCTCAAGAATGTGCGAGACGACAACTGCAAGTTATACAGCGGTGACTTCTCGAAGTCGACCGATCCAATTACAAATAGAACATCACGCTTTGTGCTCACTGAAATAGCGAAGCACATCGACGTACCCGAGTGGTATGCCGACGCCGTTGCGAAGACGTGTGTTCCCATGCGAATATTCAAGTCAGCTAACAAAGCCTGTCAAGATGGAACAGAGCATCATAAGCGCACCACGTGTGGGGCGTTCATGGGGCTAGGCCATGGATGGATTGTACTGAGCATTCTGAATGCATGGTGTGCGCGCAGAGCTGGAGCCCCCGGCGGGAGCTTTAACATATGCGGCGACGATATTATTGGATTGTGGGATAAGAGAACCTGTGATAGATTTGAGGATTGCGTCGATGAGATCGGGTTGAAAATGAATAAGTCAAAGTCGTTCAGAGCACCAAGTGGTGTCTTTTGCGAGCGATTAGTGACTACATCACGGTCTAGGCGATCAGCATCGGGCAAGCCATGTCTGCGAATAGCTGAGGCGTGCGGTGTGAACTCGGAAGCGAAGGGAGATACGTTTGCATGCGCCGACAATTGCTCAAAAGCAATGGTTAATCGACGGCTGCGTGTAATCTCCGCGGCACTCAGTCGGACAAGATATAGATCTTGCACTAGTCGTAGAGCTGGAGGAACACACTCCCAAGGAGGGGGTGGTGGCGGAATCGAGGCAGATGTCGTTACGTTGATCTCATATATGAGATCAGGTGGTCTAACAAATACCAAGTCCGGCGGTTCTTCAAAACGGCTCCGTAACCTTCGAAAGTTCCTAAGAACTTTACCGACAGCGAGTGACCAGACGTACGACAATGGCGGGACGTCAGTGGAGTGTCAGGAGGTCATCACGATACTAATGCAGGCAGATACAGTCAAAAGACGGTCTGCGGAGCAGTTCGTAGGCGAAGACACTGTCAAATCCAGACGTAAGTCAGTGAAGAGCTTGCTTGAGAAGCGGCGTCGAGGCATCCTTGTGGAGCTTCGCGGGTTCGTCAAGGCCGTCCTAGTGCGAATGGGCGTGAGCCCACTCTACATCTACCCATTGCTGGGAGAGAGGTGTGCACCATTTCGGCAAGCTGCATTAACCGACCTTCTAAAGAAGAAGGCGGTCGTTGGCAGCGTACTCCGTGGCTTTCATTGTCATTGGTGGTCATTCATAAAAACCGAGTTCAACACGAGTAACTACGTTAGAACCTCCCCCGCCGTAAAGCGAGCCGTCAAAAGACGACTGCGGCGGGGTCAATTCGGAAGCGCAATAAATGCGTGTACGCAGAGCTGGAAGGCTCGCGTCTCGCACGACAGTATTGATTCGTTCTTTGTCTCCAATTTGGGGGCGGAGGACTGCATGTTGTCGTTAACAACACTACAACAGTCCACCACCCAAAGGTGGAATTCCAATTGCAGGAAGACAGATTCAGCGGATGATAACTCCGACGCTAATTCTGACTCTACTCCTTCTGCAATACCTGCACACAACTGTACAGGACCCACATCACATTGATGCGGG